CTAATAAGGAAATCCCTGTGGCTTGGGAGTCCTTAACGGAAATTAACTATTTAAAACGTCGATTCGTTTTCGACTCGAAGTTAGGATGGTTAGCTCCGTTAGAAATTAAGAGCATGGGAAAGGCTTTATATTATTGTATTGGTAAGAGTCGTGATGATGCTACGGCAGATATCAGTACTATTAACAGTATGTTATATGAGGCGTTTCTCCATGGAGAAAAGTTTTTCAATGTCTTTCGTCAAGAGGCCATTGATTTCGGAATTGATTCCGAGAAACTACCCACGTTTGACTATCTCGTTACTAAACGTAATGAGGACTCGTTCCAGACATGGCAATGAGCGTCCCGGTTAGGACGTTAAATTGCGATCACTTCATTTCTTTTTCGTTGGAATGAAGAAGCGCTAAACCAATTAAACGAAAACCCCTCCAATTGCGGGCTTGCTCGTCCAAAATTGCGTAATAAAAGAGCATCAAAAGAATTAACTTATGAAAGCCAGGTTGGCCAAGATGGGATCAACCCTAGCACAATTACCGAAGAGGTTGTGCTTGATTTACCCGTGTCGAATATGGGTGGAGTAGACATTGTTCATCTACCATCATATTCGGACGGGATGAAAGATCTTCGAAAAGTTGACGATATGATTCAGATGCAATCTTTCTTTGAGAGACCACGTCAGATCCAGAATATTTTACTTTCAACAGTTCCTGTTTCAGGAGCTTTGTTTCTAGATTTTCAGACGATTCCTGGCGTTCAGTTTGTGATTGAAAGATGGCAAATGTTTCGTGGAGATCCAGTAGTACACGTTAATTACACTGGAAGTACACAGTTGTTAGGAATGTATCGCATTAAGTTCATTCCACAAGCTAGTGAGGATACCGGCTACGGCAAGTTTACTTACACGTTTGGTAGCGGTGGACCTTGCGAGAGTTCGCAACTCCCGCATATCGACATTGATTTATCCACTTCCGTTTCCACACATCTGAAGCTGCCCTACCCCAAGAATAGGCGCTTCATGTCTGTGGGAGCACCGTTAGACTATGATTATACTTATGTAATTGAAGCCATTAACCCTGTGGTGTCAGTCCAAGGATTGACTCCCCAGGATGTTAGGTTGCAGTTATTTGTTGGGTATGAAAATATTGAAACTAATGTGGTACTGGAATCAGCGATTGATGATTTGCCTCCGGGTAAGATGTCATCAATTCTGGATTATTCAGCCCGTATAGCAGCATTATTGCCATTTACTTGGTCTACCCCCCTTTCTGAGGGGTTAAAGGTAGGCAGTAAGATGGCTGGCTTCATGGGGTGGTCTAGGCCACCTGTGGA